AATCGTAATCCTGTGATTGAGTTTTCCAGCTTGCATTTAGTACTTCATCTCCCGATATAGGTCTATGATTCTTTGAACACCGATAGCTATTGTCTTCAGATTCAGTTCTGTTTCGTTCTCACGGTGCTCATAGAAAGAACCAATCTGTAATAGTATTGCAGCTTTGATGAGACTAGAGACAATCCCCACGCCAACAGTATATTTGATAACGACAGCGTCAGGCTTATTGAAAGTTGTAGGAAAAACATATGCGTCCTTAAAGGTAACAACACCTCTTGCAGAGTCCGGGAAATACCAAGTGTAATTGCTGGAGGCAATGATTTGTTTTACATTGTTGATGTCTGAGTAAGACACTTCAGACAGAGCATCAATCGGCAAAGCTGTTAGATGATGACTGCGATAGAACCCAGAATATGATTCCTCATATACCGTAGGGGTGATATCACTGTCAGTTGCTTGTTCGATAAGAGTTACGGCTGCTGATCTGTAAATTGAAAGCAAGGCGTTGTCATCGTCGTGATCAATTCGGCAATGGGCTTTGATTTCTGCTATACTCAGGATCTCTGCTGAGTTATCTTCTTTTGCTGTGATTATTCGCATAACCTATTTAGTGTCTGGACGTAAAAAAGCCCTAGCTGATTTCTCAGCTAAGGCTTAGTTTAAATCCGTCAGGATTAGGCAATTGTTTTTGAGGTGACAAACTTAACTGCGGCTGTTTGAGTAACCAAGATGTCGGTTGTGAAGTTTGCTACAACTCCTACAGCGTTGTCCAAAGCGTACAGTTCGTTAAGAGTTTGAATCTCAACGCCACCAACCTTACGGATGGTAACCTTACTGAAGTCGCCAAAGTACATAGATTTAACATTTGAAGTGCCGATAGACTTAACTTCTTGCACAATGTGCAATGGCTTTCCGAGCAGACTGTCAGGAGCACCTTGGGTTAGACTAGCTACCCATAGTGGTCGTCCAGTTGTATCAACTACGCCTTTCAAAATTGAAAGACAATTGTCGTTGAACATCCAGCTTGCATTCTTACGATATGCTGGGTCGATGCTATGATAAATTGCATTCAATTCTGCATAAGAAATAGTTGTTGAGGATGCCAAAGTTACGCCAGAAGTAACAGCTTGTCCTTCAATACCTAGGGGCTCTGTAGTTCCGCCACCGCTGATATACAGTCCAGAAGCCTTACGAGCTAGACGCTCAGCCAAGATCTCAGAGATGTACGAGCTGATGTTGATTTCGGAATCACGAAGCAATTCCTTGGAAACCTTAAAAACTGCTGACGAAACTCTGTATGAATTAATCACACCTCTGGACAGAGCGAAGTTGACATTCCCTGTAGAAGCAAGTTCTGCACGAATTACACCTACATTTGCTGTGTCGTCAGCCATCAACAAAGGAAGTGGATTGCCTTGGCTAGTGTTAAGGATACGGCAGAAAGAATCCATGCCTCCGTATTCTAACATTGCCTTCTCAAAGCCAATGAAAGCTCCGGTCAGAACTGAGTGTCCACCGTCAGCTACTGTACCTACAGTCTGATGACGGAAAGAAGTTGCCATGTTGCTGGTGTTGATATTCAGTTTTAGTTTGTTTGCAGAACGCAAACATTCTTCTGGCACATTTTCTCCAGCGTTACGCAGCAAGAAACCTCTTACAGCTTGATTGCAGTCGTAATCTGAAACAGCAGAAGATCTAAGTTCTGGAGCAAACTTAACTACTGGTGCTTCTTCTTCTTTTGGCAGCGACAGAAATCGTTCTGCTGTGTCGATCTTGCTCATCAGATCTTTTTGTGCATTGTCAAGATTGTCCCAAGTCGCCATCTCGTCAACTGACATAGCTCTTTCTGACTTCTTGACTTCAGCAGCCATATCGGTCATCTGTGTGACAACAGCAAATCTTTCTTCTCTTAATTTCTTTGATTCAAAATAACTCATAATTAACCTCTAATGAATAAATGGTGTGTTGCACATTTACTCACTAGGGAGTTTTTAAGACTTGGCTTACTTGTGCTTGATATTATGTATCAATCACAATCCAAATTTTTTAATAGATCAAGTGATTCAAATGTTGAAATCTTTTTTCGGTCTCAATCCATAGCTTGTATTGTGATTGAATTTCTGAATCTACTGATCTTACGAAAGCTGTTGCTAAAGGATTGCAACCTTCGTTGACTGGACCAACTTCGTACAGATCGCAATCTTCTATGTTTGCAATGTGTCTGTGTTGTGCGTCTTTAGAAAAAGAGATTTTTTGTGGGACAAAAGTAAAGCTACTGCCTTTGATGATTCCGCTGTCAATCTTAGCTTTTACTTTTTGGTGATCTGGATCTGCCGGATTAAATCTAACTCGGTAATTCAAACCGTTGCTGTCAACCCATACTTTGGCAGAACCTAGCTCAGTAGATGCAAGAATATGGTTTTTATCATGATTGTATCTGACTTCAATATTTCGCCCTGTTGACAGACTTCTGTTGAATGCTGTCGCTCTGACAGTCTCATACATGCCTTCTTGCGGGACAAAATAAACACTATTAAACAGAGAACCTACGCCTTCAATGTGCTGACCGTCTTCTGACAGTCTAACTTTTGTTTCGATCATTCGTGTTTGCATTAATTTAACTCTCCGGCTAATTGTTCAACATCTAAAGTCTCAATAAATTTCTGTCTGTCATCGGCAGTCGCAATCTTTGCGAAAAGTTCGTCCGTGAATACTGCCGAATTTTCAAAGGGACTTAGACTCTGAACAAAGATACTTCTATGATTGCTAATTTCGTCCTTTGACTTTGCAACTCTATTTAGCAGCCTGTCTAAGGTTAAAATTTTCATTTGTTTAAGTCGTTCGTCTTCTGGCTTGTCTGTTGGCTTAACTTCTTCTTCTTCTACTACTTCTGGCAAAGCAGCAGCTTCTGTCGTTACCTTGAATTGATCTTGCTGTATTTGCAGTTGCTCAGCTTCCATGGACTCAACTACTATATTTGCTGGTCTACGCCATTCGTCTTTGTCGTTTTTGTCCAAAGGCATATTGATTCTTGCCCGCATTTCCTCAAAGGAGATAATGCCATTGTTGAACTCACTAATTAATGTTTCTGACTCAGTCTTGGTCTCAATTTTGATCAATGATTTACGATCAAACTCAATATAATGAGTGTCGTTATGCTTAGCTGATTCTGTCAAAAGCTTAGACTCACACTCTTGCTCAAATTGAACTAACCAACAGTCAATGTCTTGTAAGAAAGCTGTTGATTCAGACTCTAATGACGAATAGCTAGTATTCTGTTTGCTGCCTAGCTTGCTTGCAGGTACACCAATACAGTTTGCTACGACGATTAAATCATATTCCAGATTTTCGATAAGCTGCCCAGCGTCGTTGGTTGATGAATATGGAACTACTTTGTTGCCAGCAGTTAAAAATGCTGGTGCCGAACTATTGCCAGCGTTGTGTTGTTCTGTCCATAGTCGTCTGAACTCAGCTACCTTGGCATTGTCTTTGATGTGTGGAGCCAACTCGATAATAATACTTGGCTTGCCATTACGGGCAAAGTATTGCGTGGCGTGTCTGTGTACAGCTAGACCATACCCGTAGGCGTTACTCAGAACATCAAGCAAAGGTACGCCAACGATGCCGTTTAGACTTAGACCCTTGATATGCAACACATCAGCAGGACCAAAATTAATTTGCTTGTTGTTGATGGTAGTACTGTAATTCAAAACCCCAGCTTGGTAATTGATCCAAGTGTGTCGGGAATCTAAAAGCCACAACTGTACCGGGGTCCCGAATTGGTTTCGCTCAATATAAGAAAAAGCGTTTCCGTAAATCAAAGCATTGCTCAAAAGTGAATGCTTGAAAGTGTAGGCTGTGTAAAGTTCGTGTGGTTGTTTCAGTAACAGCTTGTATGGCGTCAAAGCCGTAGCTTTTTCCCGACCGTCGTCTGTGTATCGATAGATATGGAGCGGGATTTTTCCAACTGCTCCAGCTACTAGATTTACGGCTCGGTAAACGGTGGGATTGCCAAGAATACTCTCAGCACTGATATTTACGCCACTGTAATTGTTGGCGTAACTTCGGAACAAATTGTCAAGATTGCCGCCATTAAAGGTGACACCTTGCGAGCGGGTTAGTTTTTTTGTTAGCCAATTGATCATGCAGTATTTAGCATTGATTCCGCTATTTTTAAAGCAGTAAACCGAAAGGGCACATATCTAAGTCTTGATCTTCGTAGGCTAACCAATAGCTAAGACCAGTTATTGCCGCTGAGACCCCGTCAATCCTACCCTTTGACTTCAGCTTGTCCAGCATTACTCGTTCTTGGTTGTCTGTTCGTATCGCTGTGTTGCCCAGACAATAATTCATAATTGCGTGATTGTTGTGGCGTATTCTGTGGGCAGTTATGAGTTGTTCAAAGTATGCTGTGGGCTGAGACATAACGGATGGCGACTGATTCACCTCGACCATGTTCAAACCGTACTCTGTATCTAGGATTTTGACAGATTCCTGCAAGGCGTATGGGTCATATCTGACTTCCGTAACATTGTATGTTTTGCAATCTATAAGAATTTGCTCCCTGACCTCTGCCATATCTATCGCCGTCCCCTCAGTCAGGGTAATCAAGCCTTGCTTTTCCCAAGAGAGATACGGGACATTATCTTGGCGTTGTTTTTGTTCAGCCAAACATCTGACGCTGAAGAATCTAGGCATCAGATAGATTAAGTTATCTTTTCTGACAGAAATCATTACGCAAGTTAAGTCCCACTTTCTGGATGCGTCGATAGAAATTATTGCCTCTAAACCGTGGAGATCTTCTTCGACAAAGTCTTCGTAATTCTCTTGCCAGAGAGTTGTAGGTATCCAGTTTTTTGCAGAACCGTAGAATTGGTTCAGAAACAAAGTTCTGAACGCAGCTTCCTCGTTAGGCATATTTTTTGCCTTGATATATTCATCACGATAAAACTGAATATCTACAGTGTGCCCGATACTAGGATTTACTTTTGTCCAATTGTCTTCCAGCGTCCAGTCGTCGTTTAGATCTAGGGCGTAGACGATAGGCAATATAGTGGTGTCTATTTTTGTGCCAGCTAAGATCTCTTTGCAGTAATTGAAAAGCTCGAAACCCAAATGTGAAGTGTCGAATTGTGCTGTACTGGCGATAAAGACAATAGCAGATTGTCCCTTTGCTTTTCGGGACATAATAGATTTGACTAAGTTGGTGTACACCTCTCTGTGGTGTGCTCCCCAAGACGCAATCTCGTCCATAACAATAAAGTTAGAGTCAAAGCCTTGGCAAGCGTTAACGGAAAACGGTAGGACGATAAATTTGCTACCGTTAGATTGATTTTCAATTCTCATTTGCGATCGGCGAACCCAGAAGTTCTTCTTGAGAATTTCGTTTAAGTTAACTTGGTTACAGCTTTCTGAGAAGCAAATATCAGCTTGTTCTTTGGTGCCAGCAACGCAATATACTTCACCACCTTTTTCTTTGGCTAGATGATATGAGCAAAGGGCACTAGACAGAAAGCTCTTACCGTTTTTCTTAGGTATCCATAGCTGGCAAGTTGAAAATCTCATACCGCCAGAAGCTGTACGCCAACCGTATAGTGGCAATAT